GTGCTCTTCCGATCTAAGATATTACTACTAGTTCTTATTGGTGGGAGATGGTTGATTCTACAAGGTCACCTTATAACGTTTTAGATAAAGCTCTTTATGCAAACGTTTCTGATTCTGAATACAGCGGCTCAAGTTACAACAAAGATTTATTGTCAAATGGATTCAAAATTAGAAATACTAATGGAGGTGACAATACTTCTGGAAGTACATACATTTACGCAGCTTTTGCCGAGAATCCCTTTAAATATAGTAATGCTCGCTAATTAACATAAGGAAACACAATGTCACATTTTGCAAAAATCGAAAACGGTCTGGTAACTCAAGTTATTGTTGCCGAAGAAGACTTCATCGCTACTGGCGCTTTAGGCGACCCAGCTAACTGGAAACAGACTAGCTACAACACTCATGGTAATCAACACACCCAAGGCGGTACACCATTGCGTGGTAACTACGCTGGTGTTGGTTATACCTATGATGCCCAGCACGATGTCTTCTATCCGCCAAAGCCATACCCAAGCTGGTCATTAGATCAAGGCACATGGACTTGGAAAGCACCTATTCCGTATCCAGGCACAGGTAAAGTTTACACATGGAACGAAGGCAACAACACTTGGGATGAAGTTACAACAGCATAATGGTGCGAAAAGTGAACTATGCCCGATCCATTTGGAATTACAGAAGGAGTAAAAACTCTTAGCGGAAGCCTAGATGCAAGTCGAGAGGCGGCTAAAGGTTTATCTAAAAGTATTGAAGGTGTTCAGCAAGATGCAGTAGATGTAGCCCAGCAAAAAGCTAGAGAAAGACATAGAGCTTTTAGAGAAGCAGAGTTAAAAAAGCAAAACGCATTAGTTAAAGCTTTAGAGAGTTGGAAAAGAAAAAAGCAAATCTCCGATGAGGAGGCTAAGTTAAAGATTGATTTTGTTAAGAAGTATGGCGCAAAAGAGTGGGAAGCTTTATTAAAGATTAAGCTGGACATTGAAAACATGGAACGCAAAGAAAATGAAGAGTTCCAGCATGATTTGAAAGAAGTACGGCGGGTACAGTTTTATTGCTTTGTTGCTGCATTAATTGTTACTTTGTGGCTTAAGTTTATTTTGGGAGTTATTTAATGTTTGGAGTAGATGACATCATCGGCGTAGGAATGAAGATCTTAGATAAGGTTATTCCCGATCCCGCTGCCAAAGCAGAAGCACAAGCCAAACTGGTAGAGCTACAACAACAAGGAAGACTAGCAGAGTTAGCAGCAGATACGGCAGAAGCTCAAGAATTGACCAAGCGACAAGAAGCAGATATGTCATCAGATAGTTGGCTGTCGAAAAATATTCGTCCGTTAACATTAATTGCTATCCTTGTAGGTTATTTTGTGTTTGCTATGATGTCAGCATTTGACTTAGATACTAACAAAACTTACGTGGAATTGCTAGGTCAGTGGGGTATGTTGATTATGTCATTTTACTTTGGCGGACGCACCCTTGAGAAGATCATGGATATGAAGAGTAAAGAAAAATGAACTCTAAAGAACATATTATGATTATCGCCGCTTGGTCTTTAGTGGCTATTGTTATAGCTATGCTTATTATGTTTGGCTATGCTGTGCTTGACCCTAATTTTGATACAGATAAAGTATTTCAGATTATTGGGCCAGCATTTCAAACAATTGTCGGCGGCTTTATTGGTTTAATTACAGGCATTAAAATAGGAAGCGACAATGAGTCTAAGTAATGCCCTTCAAGTTCTAGGTATTGACCCAAAATGGGAGGAGCCTTTGCAGGCTGCTTTTACTAAATATGACATCAACACACCAAAGCGTCAAGCAGCGTTTATTGGTCAGTGCGCTCATGAATCTGGTAATTTTAAGACTCTTGAAGAAAACCTGCATTACAAAGCCGAGTCCTTAATGAAAGTGTGGCCTAGTCGCTTTACCGATAAAACCGTCGCCGACGCTTATGCAAACAACCCAGAAAAGATTGCTAACAAAGTATACGGCGGGCGCATGGGTAATGGCAATGAAGAATCAGGTGATGGCTGGAAATACCATGGCAGGGGTTTAATTCAACTTACTGGTAAGGAAAACTATGAGCGATGTGGACAGGCTATTGGTGTTGACCTTTTGTCTAACCCTGAGTTATTGCTAGATCCACAACATGCAGTTATGTCGGCAGGATGGTTCTGGAACAAAAAAGGACTAAATGAACTAGCCGACGCCCAAGAACACGGACAGATTACTAAGCGAATCAATGGTGGTACCCTAGGCCTAGATGATAGAATAGCTAAAACAACCAAAGCGGCACAAGCATTAGGGTAAACCCACATGTTACAAAAATTACAGTTTAAACCAGGGGTCAATCGTGACCAGACCAATTACACCAATGAGGGTGGATGGTATGAGTGCGACAAAATTCGGTTTAGATCTGGGCAACCACAAAAAATAGGTGGTTGGGTTAAGTATTCTATTACCACTATTATTGGCACTTGCCGTCAGCTTTTTGCTTGGTTTGCAAATGGCGGTGAAAACACAATGGCTATTGGAACCAACGCAAAGCTATATGTAGAGGCTGGTGCTAACCTTTACGACATTACTCCGCTCCAACATACATCTACTACTCTGGGCGCTGCCGCTGGTCCGTTTACGGCTACTACAGGGTCAAGAACTATTACGGTTTCTTATTCAACTGACACAGCTTATAACCCAACCGCTGGAAATTATGTAACGTTTTCTGGTGCCACCAGCCTTGGCGGAGCAATTACCGCTACCGTTTTAAACCAAAACTATCTTATTAAGACAGTAGACACAACAGCTAAAACATACACTATCACCTCTTTAACTGCGGCAACTTCTGGAGATACCGCCAAGGGTGGTGCTACGGTTACTGCCAAATACGATATTGATGTTGGGAATGTGTTAACTACTTATGGATATGGTTGGGGTGCTGGTTCATGGGGTCGTGGAACTTGGGGATCTGGTTCTGTAACGCCCGTACAAATCTTTCAAAGAGATTGGTTTTTTGACAATTTTGATAATGATTTAGTAGCTAATATCCGTAACGGTGCGCCTTACTATTGGGCTTATGATGGCACTTTTGCTACTCGTGCTAAACTTTTATCTTCTGTATCTGGTGCTTCTGATGTCCCTGCCGAAGTTATGCAATTATTAACTTCTCAAGGTGATAAACACCTTTTGGCTTTTGGCGCTACAGAATATGGCGGGTCTACATTTGATCCGTTGTTAATCCGTTGGTCTGACCAAGATGATCCAGTAAATTGGACTCCTTTAGTCACTAATAGCGCTGGGTTTATTAAAGTATCCCGTGGGTCAAGAATTGTTCGTGCTATACCAACCCGCCAAGAGATTGTGGTATTTACCGATGCAACTTTAAATTCTTTGCAGTTTTTAGGTACAACTGATGTATTTGGCATTCAAGAACTTTCCGATAATATTTCCATTGCTAGTTCCCGTGCTTGTATAGCCGTAAACAACGTAGTGTATTGGATGGGTAACGAGAAGTTTTATATGTACTCTGGTAGCGTTGGAACTTTACCTTGTACCCTTAGAAATCATGTATTTGAAAATTTAAACTACGACCAAATTGACCAAGTTATTTGTGGAACTAACGAGCAATGGAATGAAATTTGGTGGTTTTACCCAACAGGTTCAAGTACTTATAACAATGCGTATGTAATTTTTAACCATTTAGATCAAATTTGGTACTACGGTAATATTCCACGCACCGCTTGGAGTGATAGCCCATTGCGTCAATATCCACAGTCAGTTAATAACACCATATTTACAGGTTCAATTACTGGTACTACATTAACTGTAACTGCATTAACTACGGGTGTTATAGCGGTCGGTGACGTTATATCTGGTACTGGAATTACTGCAAATACTATTATTGTTGCTTTGGGTACAGGCACAGGCGGATTAGGCACTTATACCGTAGATACTTCCCAAACAGTCCTTTCTACCACAATCAGCACAAATGGGTACTTATACAACCAGGAATCTGGGGTAGATGACGATGTTTACCCTATGGCATCTTATATATCTTCTTCAGATTTTGACATTGGTGATGGGGAACAGTTTACGCTAATTAAACGTATTATTCCTGACGTTGAGTTTACTGGTTCTGATTTAACTTCAAACGCTAACCCTAACGTTATTTTTACTATGCGCCCAAAAAACTTTCCAGGCTCAGCATATACTACATCGCCAGCTAAAGATGTAATTACAACCAACGTTACCAACTATACAGACCAAGTGTTTATGAGAGCTAGAGCACGACAAATGGCTATGGAGATTTCTTCAGAAGATTTAGGTGTTCAATGGCAATTAGGTAGCCCCCGTTTAGACGGTAGACCAGACGGAAAACGCTAATGGCTAATTATAGAGTTCGCTCCCCTGCGCTACCCATTCCTCCTATTGAATATAGCAAGATGCAACAAGATCAGTTTGAAAATGTTTTGCGCTTATATTTTAACCGTTTAGATCAATATAACATTCAAGCTTCTACAGAACAAAACTCTCAAAATGTTCTGATGTGGCTTGGTGGTCCTGGGGGCTGTTAATGGCTTTTTACGATATAACGCCGACTAAGTTAGCACAAGCAGCAATGACTGCTTCGTATGTTACCGTCTATACAACTCCAACAAATACTCGTACGTTTGTTAAAGACATTACGATTGTTAATACCACATCTTCTGCCATCAGTATTTATGTCAGTTTAGTTCCGTCTGGCGGGACAGCAGGAACAGACAACGCTATTTTTTACGCAAATTCCTTGCCAGCATACACAACCGTTGATTGGTGCGGTGCGCAAATATTAAACGAAGGTGGGTTTATTTCTGTTAAAGCCAGCACCACAGGCTGCACAGTAACCATTACTGGCGGAGAAGCTATATGAGTATTAGTTATTTTCCCCCTATTGCTGGCTCAACATCATCTAGCAGTTCTGCTCCTTGGGATGTTCAGATTGCTCGTGGAAAAGTTGCTGGCACTACAAGTTTTAATTTATTTTCAAATGCTCCTACCCAAAGCACAACTATCAGAACCATATGGGAGCTAGGTGGAAGTACTGAATATGCGTTTCCAGCTTCTGCGGTAACAATGACTGTAGTAAGTTCTTCGGCAACTGATACAGGCGTGGCTACAGTTTTAGTTAGTGGACTTGACTCAAATTATGACCAAATATCTGAAACCATTACTTTAACTGGCACAACCCCTGTAAGTACTACCAAACAGTATTTAAGAATCAATGGAGTCCTTATGACTCGTCCAGCCGCTGGTCAAGTACACAATGTAGGCAATATTACTGTAGCCAATGGCGGGGTTACTTACGGGTACATTACAGCTGCTTTTGGTAAATCTCAAGGGGCTTACTATACTGTTCCAAATGGATATACCTTGTATTTGTACCAAATTGACTCATTTTCTGGCGATTCTAACGGCAATGGATATATTAATTTAGACGTTCGGGTGAAGAATAATGCAGCTTCTAACCCTGTAACTTATACCCTTTTGCAAACTACTTATCAATTGTCATACCTTGTAAATAGAACTATTCCTATTGCTCAAACTCAAAAAACTGACCTTTTGTGGAGGGCTTCTACTAACTCAGGAACACATTCTGTCACGTTGTTGGCAATCGGCTTTTTAATGGACAATACTCAGCCATAACATGGTAAAATCAATCAATCTATCCCTAAGGGGCACGTATGAGCCTTAAAATTGCAGCAGAACATCT